CGTACAACAGATGCTTGATTTTATTCGATATAATACGACTCTAAAAAATCTAGAATACAATAAGACAGAATGCAATCGAAGAAATAATCTTCTTTACGATGAGATAACAGAATTTATATGCTTACATTATAATACAAACAGAACAGACTCTCCTTTCTGGAGATATATGACAGAAAATAAGTCTGATTGGGTAAAGATGTTTGATGAAAAGTGTAGACAAGAATTTCTAGATCATGAGTCTATTGAACAAAATAAAGAGTTCTGGCATATTGATAGTTACATTCAGGTTGCTCAAGGTCTGAAGTTATTCAATCCAAAGTCTATTCAAGAATGGTTAGATTCTTTATCAAATAGCGAAGAAGTTTATGAAGAATGTCGTCAACGTTGGGAAGAATTGAATCGAGCTAAAGTTCAGATAGGAAAAGTTCCACATCGATGTGTTTTAAATGGGTCTGTTGTAATAAATAGATAAAAAAGATGTGATATGTCTGTAGCACTATCAAAAGCTGGACCTTATTTTGCTTCTGGACCAATATCATTTGGTGATCTAAGAAGAAATTTTAGAGCACAGTCTCGTAAAGAATCATCAGGTGTTAGCGAAACATTTGATGGAAACGATGTTGGTCCCATAAGTGCCTCTACTTTAAGAAGAAACACTGACGTTACGGATACCAACCCTATTGTTCCTGATGCAACTGAAAATGCTGCCATTAGTACAGGAAATGATTGGGTTGTTTCTCAATTTAGAAATACTATCAAGTATTTTTACTATGCTCAGACAGGAACAGATCTTAATCTAGATATAGATGCTCTTAACTGGAATAGTAATTTAGATAAGAATATTAGAAAGTTTTTGTTGCAAGAAGGGACACTAGGTTCTGATAATCCTAGTATTGCTGCTGGTCTATTTGACGCAACATCACATAATTTTACCATCGATGTTCATGCAGAAGTTTACGGCGGTCATGGACGTGGAGGTGGATCTGCTTATGCAACTGCTGCTGGTTTCCCTATAACGGGACAGACAGGAGGAACTGGTCTTTCAATTACTAATGTTGGGAATAATTTTATTGTAAATGTAAGATCTACTGCCAAACTATATGCTGGCGGAGGAGGAGGAGAAAGAGGAAAGAACGGAAATTCAGGTAGTGGCGGATGGTGTAGTTTCCCATCAAATTATCAAAATTGCGGTAGTTGTCCTAATTGTCCTGGTGGTTGGAGATCTGGCAACTGTTGGACAGGTGGGGGATGTAGAAACAGACAAAAATGTAATTGGTGGGGTAACTGTTGGAGAGTAACATCAGCATGGACACATTATAGAACATGCTATAACGAATATAGTGTTTCTGGAGGTACTCCTGGTATTGGTGGTGTTGGCGGAAACGGACAGGGATATGGCAACCTTTTAAACCCTGAAGGAGGTGCTACAGGGGGCAACGGAGGCGCTAATAATGGTTGTGGATCTACCAATGGCACTAAGGGGGAAGATGGCGGTCCTGGTGGCGTTTTTGCTGCCGCTGGAGGCGACACTCTCAACACTGGAACTGGTGGAGTCCCTGGTCCTGCAGTTACTGGATCTAACTACACAGTAACTGGTAATATCAACTCATCTACTCTAAAAGGTAATTATCCTGCCCCATAAATATTTTTGTGACTTGATTTTTTAACAATGTCTGAAGAAAGAAAACCCCTTCCCTTAGGAGAAAAGTTAAAGAATTTTGCTAACTTTTCCTGGGACTTATTGAATTATATCAACGAAAACGGCGTTGATTCCTTAATGGTCTCCGATAAAGTTTATGCGGAGAGGTATAAAATTTGTGAAGGTTGCGAACATTTTCTCAAAAGAAGACAAGAGTGTCTTGAATGTGGATGTAGTGTTCCTCAGAAAGCAAGAGTAATTTTAGATTCTTGTCCTGTTGGTAAATGGAGTGCTCATAAAGAAAGTTGGGCAGATCAATTAGAGAAAATTAGCGAAAAGCTTGACAAGAAGAAAGAAACCAACTAGACTACCTTTGTTAGGGTTGATAGGATAGCTTTATGAATGGTTTTATGGTCTTTGCCTATTTTGTATTCTTCGCCATAATTGCTGGCGGAGCTTTTGCTATGATGTGGGGTAACATCCAATCCATCAATAAGATGATGGATGAACCTCCTAAACCCCGTCATCCCGAAGCACCCGAACCTGGAGATGAAGTAATGTATGTTGATCTTTCTAGAGATAAATTAGAAGATCTTTACAATAAAGAATAAAACCAGTTCCTGAACCGTCTACTGGATCGCACCAGGGACGGTTTTCTGCTATAATATGTTCATATCTGAGAGGAACACTTGACCATTACCTTGCGTCCCCACCAGCGCCAAGCATGTGACGCTATGCAGGCGCATGATCTGGGTCAAATCATCATCCCTACTGGGGGTGGTAAAACCATTTGCATGATCGAAGATGCCAAAAAACAACTTGAGAATCATGGTCCTAAGACTATTGTTGTTGTTGCTCCTCGTATATTGCTGGCGAATCAATTATGTTCCGAGTTCCTAGAGATCATTACTGATCCTATGGTTCGTATTCTCCATGTTCATAGCGGAGAAACTAATCACGAATCTAGTACTAAACCAGGATACATTTATGACTGGGCAGTACAGACTTGGAAGCGTAATCGTATTATCTTTACTACCTATCATTCTCTACATCGTATTGTTGAGTCTGGCATCAACGTAGACACTATTTACTTCGATGAAGCGCATAACTCGGTCCAACGTAACTTTTTCCCTGCTACGGAGCACTTTTCTTCTGCTGGGACTCGCTGCTATTTCTTCACTGCTACTCCTAAGCATTCTCTTACTGTATTCAAACCAGGGATGAATGATTCTGAGGTTTATGGTCAGGTTATCTGCAATGTTCCTGCTACTAAACTTGTAGAAGAAGGTTACATCCTTCCCCCTAAAGTTGTTGTCAAGGAACTTCCTCAGGGCGAGTATCAGAAGACTGATTCTGAGAACCTGATTGAGACAATCGATGACAACTCTCTGAACAAGATTCTGATTGCTGCTCGTTCTACCAAGCAGATTGTTCGTATGATCTCTCAGTCTGATTTCTGTCAGCAGATGTATCAGCGCGGATATTCTGTAATGTATATTACTTCTAAGACTGGTGCTGTTGTTGACGGCAAGAGAGTCGATCGCGATGTATTCTTTGCTACTTTGAACAGTTGGGGTCGTACAGAGCACAAGAAGTTTGTAGTTCTGCACCATTCTATTCTGTCTGAAGGTATCAACGTCAGCGGTCTTGAGGCAGTATTGTTCATGCGTAATATGGACTATATTGGTATCTCCCAGTCGATCGGTCGTGTGATCCGCTTGGGAAACTGTCACAAGACGTTTGGATTAGTTTGCGTTCCAGTGTATGATAAGGTTGGTATCAGCACCGCACGGAGCGTCCAAGCGGTTGTAGATACGGTCTTCAATGAAGGTCAACCCGCTGTTTCTGTTATCCGCCGATGATTGATTTTAAAACTTTTCAACTTGCTCGCCTTTCCAAATTGTTGGAAACTATCCATGGTTATACCGACAACAACCTTCGGTATCCTAAGGCAGGAGAATTGGTTGAAAAAGCATATGCTGAGTACAGCAATGGTCTTCTGAAGCGTGTTAATCTTCCTGGGATCGATTTGATTGGTCCTGGCGGCACAACTTATGAGTCAAAGGTTACTCAACTAAAGAACAAATCTCAATCTGCTGTTAGAGCACTGATTCTAAAGAATCGTCGTCAAGCAGGAGATTATGATGACAAACTTGCAGACTTCTTCATCATTACTGATGTCAAGAAAGGCAAAGCATGTTGTATCCCATCATCCAAACTTTATAACATCAAGGACAATGGAGCTTGTGTAACTGCAAACGCTGATCCTGAAGTTACTGATTTCTTTCTAACTGGTTATAACCTGTTGGAAGAACGCGAAGTAGTCCGCGACTACTTTGATGAGTCTGATGATTTTGACCTTTCCTTCATTAGGTCAATCTGAAAAGAATCTTAAGAAACCTTCCCTTTTTCCCCAATCCATCGTATAATTAGTCAATCAAGAGGACACCTCCCATGAAATGCAAAGTTCAACTCTACGTTGCTGGTCAGGTCTTTGATGAGATCGTCCATGCCGCAAACTATGATGAGGCAAAGAAAGTTGCCCTTGCTCGCAATCCTAATGCAACTGTCATGGGTGTTACCGCAGTATTTGGTTAATGGCAAAGTTTCAGAAACCTATTATTTCCCGTCCTGGAATTCTTGATGCTAAACCAGGAGATCCATTGGGTTATATAACCAATGACGGAATGTATGCTGCCATTCCTTATGCATGTAAAAATCCCGATAAACCTAAGAAGTTTGCAATTATACATAATGGTAGCTGTATAAAGGATGTTAATTCCTACACTGCAGCAGTAAATTTTATCAAATCTGAACTCAAGAAAAACAAATCAAAGGGGAAAAATTAATGACTGAGAAGGAACTCAAACGTAAAGATGCCTTCTTTATTTTCTATGAGAGTGTTTTGAAACCTGATACAGAACTCCGCCAATATGCTCATGATGAGGAGTGTTTTCATGAGTTGATGGAGTGGAGAGAAGAAATCATCCATTATCTTGATAAAAGACGCAATGAGGAATTCAACTAATGGACTCTGGGCACACAGTTCTTTTTGGACTATTTGCGGTAGTAGCATACTTCATCCTTACAGATGAAAATGTTGCTGCCGCTTTTGTGTATGTAACTAGGTTAGCAAAAGCATACATTGATCGTCAGTACTGGTGGTTAATGAACAATCCCGCCAATCCTGTGGTAAAATACTTAATATATCGTCGCTCTTTGAAAACTGCAAAAAGAATGCTAGAATCAATTAAAAAACACGAATCTGAATCTGATGCCTGAATTACGCGACCTTTTCATCACATATCTTGCAAGAGAACAATTTGATCTTGATAATGAGAAACTTGCTGCTTGGGCTCTGGATATGGAAGAGAATGGTGATGGAAGAACTGTAAGTAATCAGGGAGGATACCAGTCAAATGACATTATGGATCCTCCAGAAGTTTTAGAACCCCTTTATAATGAACTTACCAATTTTGGTAATGATTTGTGTGAAAGGATTGGCATTGCACCAATTGTTATTGATAACATGTGGGTAAATGTCAATAGATATCGGGATTTTAATTGGCCTCATTCTCATAATCAAGCAACTGTCAGTGGTGTTTACTATGTAAAGACTCCTCCTGACTGTGGTTATATTCAGTTTCAAAATCCTACCGCAGATTTTGAAAATCCGTGGACAGTTGTTGGAGATGATAATCCTTATACTGCTGATGGTTGGTGGATGCCATGCGAAGAAGGAACAGTATATCTTTTCCCTTCACATGTAAGACATGGTGTTCAACCAAATCAAAATAAAACTGAACCAAGAATTTCTATTTCATTTAATTTCTTGCATAAGTGTTTTAATGATCCCAACTTTCCGCTAAAAAATAAATAAACATGAAGGGAAAAGACTAGTATGCTGTCTACTAACTACAGATTAAGATTAGAATTCATCTGCAAGTGCATTGCTAATGGTGAAGAAGTCAAATTAGACGATATGATCTGGGCAGAAAAGCTTGGAAAAGCAAATACAACTGCCAGAGAAATGCTAAAGAAAGCACGCAGAATGGCTGCTAATCCTGATATGCAGGAAGGTAGTATGGATGATTTTATGAATAGGATGGGACTAGGAGACCCCGACCCATCCAATCATAGAACGGGGTTTGAAAGTGCTGACGAAATTATTGATTGGTTCAAACAAGATAAACCTGATGATTGGAGACAACGTGACTGAATTTGATAAAATTACTCCAGATACATATAAGAAGATGAACGAGGAGTTCATCGAAGAAGGTACTGCATTTTCTATCAAAGTTCCTACTCAAGGAGAGATTGATCAGTGGAAATTGAAATCTCAAGGTCCACAGACTTTTAAAAGACCTCCAGAAGTAGATCTGGTTGCCCAAATGTGGGAAGAGCATAGAAAAAACAATGACTGAATATGCAGTAATACATAAAGATGGTTCGGAGACTGAATATGTTTGGTCTCAACAGGAGCACAAAATGGTAGAGAAAACCTCAAAAGAAAAAGAAATTCCCTGGTGGCAAATCCATCAAATTGCAGATGGATTAAAAGCACAAACGTCTTTCAAGACTATTGTTCATAGTAGTGGAAAACGTGTTAAACAAATTGTTTTAGAGTTTACCGACGAAGAGGACTAATGAACGCAGTAATTTACAGCAACGATAATCTAGAATGTCAACGTGCTAAAACACTGTTGGAAAAACTTAATTTTCAAATTGCAGTATATAAACTAAACCAACACTTCACAACAAAGGGATTTGTTAGAGAGTTTGGTCCTGAAGCAGAATACCCTCAAGTTAATATTGGATTCAGACACATCGGTGGTTTGAAAGAAACCCTTCATTATATGAAGCAGGAGGGACTCATTTAATGACCTACGATGAATTTGTTAGTAAGTCACCAGAATACTACATGGATATGGTTCGTCTTATTGACATTAAAATTAAGCATCGTATGGAAATGACTGAGGACGAAAAGCGAATCAACGATTTTATATTGGAAGTCCAAGAAAATAACAAAATTAATGCACTAAGAAATCGTTTCGAAAAATTGTGGGATATTGACCAATGAAACCCCTTATCCTAATCGCATGTTTTTTACCACTTGTTATAATCTACATAGTAATGAAACTTGCTGTTTGGTTATCTGCCATCAACAATGAGAAAGATTATGTCAGAGAAGAATCCAGAAAACCACATGGACCCTATTTGGCAAATCCGTATGAAGATGTTGATGCAGAGGACGAGGAATATGGAGATCGCACAGATTATAGATGAGGCACTTTGGAAATATTATTTTGAAAGAGGGGAAGAAGTTCCCAATTGGAAAACAAACAAAGATCCTAAATGGTGGACTGAGTATCTAATCAGTTTAGGAATTGATCCTAGGAATCCGTAATGTTTGAAATTAACAAAAACTTAGACATCAACACAAAAGATGTTGAGGGTTCTACAGTTTATATCATTGATAACTTCTATAAAAATCCTGATGAGGTTGTAAATCTTCTGCAGAGGATAAAACCACCTTTATGGAAGAAAGGAGAGACTCCATCTTACAATGGAATATACTTTGAAGAGTATAGACATTTCTTTAAGAGGGGTGATATTGTAGAAACCTATGAGTTTATAGCAAAGGTATGTGGACAGGATCCAATTGATTTTGAAGGTATTGATAAGAATACCATTGTTACAAATTTCTCAAAGTTTAAAGATATTGATTTCAATGATTATGTAAATGGTTATTGGTGGCCACATCAAGATCCAGGATATAATGGAATTGTTTATCTAAACAAGGATGATACAGAGTCTGGTACAAATTTGTATGAGAATCTTTGTCCAGAAGAAGAACCTCCTTATTGTCCAGAACACTATCAACCCTGGAGACCAAAGAGTAGTTTTCGTGTGGTTGAATCATTGAAACCAAAATACAATCGACTTGTATTGTTTGATGGTTTTAGATTCCCTCATGGTATGAACATAGTTAATAATGATTACTTTGGAGAAGAATTTAGAATGAATCAAGTATTTTTCTTTATGGCAGAAGATCAAGATCTTGACAATCCAGAGTAATTCTTCTATTATAACTATACTTGGATAAGTATAATGACATTAGTATGGAAAAATACGAAAGACCTTGGGGTTTCTATGAAATCTTATTAGAAGAAGAAAATTATAAAGTTAAGAGAATAACAGTCAATCCCAATCAAAAGTTCTCATATCAGTATCATGAGAAAAGAGATGAGTTTTGGGTTATTGTTTCTGGGTCTGGAGAAATAATCCAAGATAGATCTGGATATGATTGTCTCCCTAATCAAGTATGGGTTATGCCTGCTCATTCTGAACATAGAGCTTGTGCTGGTCCAGATGGTCTAGTTTTTATTGAAACTCAAATAGGTGAATGCGATGAGAATGACATCGTTCGCCTGGAGGATGACTATGGCAGAGTCGGGAAGGTTGACAACTTGATCAATTGATCCTATAATACGTGCATAGAAAACCCTATACCATGGACTACAAACCTTATTCCCCAGAGTGGCATAGAAAGCGTTACCTGAAGGAAGCACTGGATAAGTATTTTGATGATTACGTCGATAATGACGTGATCAGAGATGACATCTTATCAATTTTGTCCGAACGATCCGAGCAGGCGTATGCTGAGTTTACTAAAGTGAATGAACTAGAGAAGACATTTCAATGATTGAACCTGGTGATGTTGTCGAATATATTGGTTGTACTGACGAACAAGTTCGTTGGGGTAATAATGATGATCCGCGTTCTTTTTTGATTGTTGGTAAACATTACATCGTTGAAGATGTAAAGGTTCATTCTCAACATACAAAAGTAAAAGTCCGCAATAAGATGGGATTGTTCAACTCAGTATCGTTCAAACTAATACATACTGAGGTAAATAGTTTCTTTAATAAGGAGTTAACTTCAATGGATCCATCTGATATTTCTTTAGACAGTACATCAAAAATGTTTGAGTATGAAAAGCATTCAAGAGAAATTGATGGATGCGAGGACGTTGAACAGTTAAGAGCACTCTGTAAGTGTTTTGTTAAATTGTACCTAAAGCATCAAGAAATTACCAGTCAGATGTTATTGTCTAAGTAATGATAGGTCATTTTAAGTCTCAATTAATTGGGACCTTTGATAATAAGAAGCAGGCATATTCAAATCCAAGTTATTATGCACATATTAGATTAGTTCATCAAGATATAGGGGATGGACTAATCTATGGTGAACAAGCATATACTTACGATCTTCTTCATCCATATCGACAATTTGTTTTAGAAATTATTGATGAAGGAACTTCTATAACAATAAAAAATTGCGATATTAAAGATAAGTCTAGGTTTACTGGATTCAATAACCTAGATGAACTAACAAGAGAAGATCTGATTCATAGGGATGGATGCGATCTCCGATTCATTCCTAATGGCGATGGATATCTTGGTCGCATCTCTGGATGCAATTGTTTTGTGCAGAAAGGAGACAAAAAAACCTATGTAAAGAGCACAGTAAATCTTTCTGAAAATCAGTACATTGTTATTGATACTGGTCACTGTGTTGAAAGTCACACTAAACTCTGGGGATCTGAGTTTGGTCCATTTTATTTTGATAAAATATAGTAAGCGACACGAAAATTATGAAAGTCGGAATCATTGGTCTTGGTCGTATGGGCGAGGGTATGTCTCGTCGTATGATCAAAGCAGGCATCGAAGTACACGG